CGCAAGAGCAAGGGTGCTACGAGCTGAACCCAACTGTCGCAACTGCGGAGCTGAGGCCACAGAAGTTGACCACATCATCTCTCTGAAAGAGGGCGGCACACACGCGCTTGATAACCTCAGGCCGCTCTGCAAAAGCTGCCACTCACGACGTACATACTACGACACCATCAAGCGTGACGAAGAGTAAAAAGTCGCAGAAAAACGCAAAAATCGTGGAGAAAAAAGGGAAGGGGCGTCAAAAAAGTGAGATTTTTTTTATGCGGCACCGCGCCCGAGGCTTTGGCCTCGCGTTGACAAGTTAGACCAAGTATGTCACCCCCCTCTATTGAGGCACTGGTCCAAATAGGCCGTGCCCAACCCAGGGCGCGCAGACGTGGGAGCAGAGATGGCCAGACCAGGACCGGCACCAACACCAAGTCACCTTCGAGTCGTTCGAGGTGACCGCAAGGATCGTATCAACACAAACGAGCCCAAGCCAAAGAAGGCAAAGCCAAAATGCCCGAGCTGGCTGGGCAAGGAGGCAAAAGCCGTATGGCGACGAACTGCAATCCAGCTCGATCTGATGGGTCTTCTCTTCGAAGCAGATCAGGACATTCTCGCTGCGTACTCAGTCGCAGTCGTGACCTACAAGGACGCCACAAAGCTCGTGGAAGAACAAGGGATTCTGATCGAAGGAAGACGAGACGGCTTGGTCACCAACCCAGCTGTACGCGTTCAGCGCGACCAGGCGACTCTGATCAGAATGCTGGCCTCGGAAATGGGACTGACGCCATCTTCGCGAACGCGTCTGAAAGCAGAGGAGAGCAATGACGCAGAAGACGATCTCCTGGACTAAGCCCTCACATTCATCCGCAGGTAAGCAGCTGCCCAAAGGGGCCTACTACGACGAGGAGGCTGCCGACCGGGCAGTCCGCTTCTTCGGTAAGCTGACGCTCGTCGAGGGTCGAGGGGCCGGAGAGCCCTGGCAGCTTATGCCCTGGATGGAGTACGAAATCATTCGGCCTCTCTTCGGGTACAAACGTGCCGACGGCTCTCGACTCTATCGGACCGTCTGGGTGGAGTGCCCGAGAAAATCAGCAAAGACTACGCTGGCGGCAGGTCTGGCGCTCTATGGCTTGGTCGCCGACGGCGAACCGGGAGCTCAGGTCTACATGGGCGCTCGCGATCGCCAGCAGGCAAGGATCTGCTACGACACTGCCAAGAAAATGGTCGAGGCGTCGCCGGCTCTTCGCAAACGTTGCCGCGCCGTTCGCTCTTACATCGAAGTTCCGTCGACCGGATCAGTGCTTCGTACGATCTCTGGTGACGCGCTTGGTCAGCATGGTCTCTCAGCAAGCTTCTGCGTTCTGGACGAAGTTCACGCCCATAAGAATCGGGAGATCTGGGACGTCCTGACTTCTTCGGTCGGTGCGCGACGTCAACCGGTGGTCATTGGTATCACGACAGCCGGCGTTTACGATCCGAACCACATCGCCTGGGAGCAGCACGACTACGCCGTCCGAGTAGCTGCGGGTGAGCTGGAAGATCCGTCATACCTGGCGATCATCTATGGAGCAGACCCAGAGGACGACTGGATGGATCCAAAAACGTGGGCAAAGGCGAATCCCTCTCTTGGCACGACCGTAATGCCTGAGTTCTTCGAGGACGAGATCCGGAAGGCAAAGGTCAGCCCGGCGCGTCAGACCGCCTTCGCTCAGCTCTACCTCAATCGGTGGACACGAGAGGTCCAGCGCTGGATCGACATGGATTCCTGGCGGGCGTGCGGGGAGAAGCCGCTCGACATTGAGGACTACAAAGGACGGGGCTGCTTCGTTGGTCTCGACCTTTCAGCTACGACTGACATCTCGGCGCTCGTGCAGATCTTCCCTGAGGAGGACGGCAGCTTCGCGATCTTCCCTCGGTTCTGGATCCCCTCGGACAACCTGGCTGAACGAGAAAAGCGCGACCGGCTCCCCTACGGCCAGTGGGCTGCTACTGGGCACCTGAACATGACTCCCGGGAACGTTATCGACTACCGGTTCATCAAGCACGAGATCGACAAGATAGCAACCGACTTTCACATTCTTGAACTCGCCTACGACCCCTGGAACTCGACTCAGCTGGTAGTCGAGCTCGCGGAGCAAGGTCTTCGAGTCGCCCCAACCCGTCAAGGCTTCGCCACAATGTCGGCCCCGACGAAGGAACTTGAACGGCTGATCATTTCCGGGCAGATCAGTCACGGCAATCACCCGGTCTTGGCTGCGCACTGCGATTCGGCACTGGTAAGTTCAGATGCGGCGGGTAATCTCAAACCGGACAAGGCGAAGAGCACGGCCCGTATCGACGGTCTGGTCGCCCTCATCATGGCGATCAACTCGGCGATGCTCGCCGGGTCAGCACTGACTGGGAAATCAGTCTACGAGGAACGAGGAGTGGAACTTCTATGAGCATTCAATCGTCAGCAGTCGAGGTCGGCGCAAGTCCGGTTCAGATCATCAGCGTCACCGACTTCGCCGCAGGAGCGAAGGACGGGCGGGTCACTTACGAAATCCTGAACAACGGCACAAGAGTGCTATGGATCGGTGGCACCAACGGGGTCACCTCATCAAACGGATCTCCGCTACCAGCTGGCGGAGCACGCACATTGGATCTGCGTCTTGGCGCAGTCGTATGGGCAGTTTCTGATCAGGCAGGTCAAGACGTACGAATCTTGGAGGTTCGATAAATGGACAGTTCTTTCTACGCACCGGGAGCCGGCGGCGGAGCGTCAGCTCTGACTGGTCTCACAGATACAAACATCGTCGACCCGGGAATCGGGCAGACTCTGGTCTATGACGGCACGGACTGGATCAACGAAGATCCGCTGAACGTCGAGCTGGCAACGATCAAGGGACCAGCAACCGGTCGATACTACTTCCCAAGAAGCCAAACCGCTTTCGGCGGCTTCGGAGGATACAATGCGTTCCTCGCGCCGATTCGATTCGACACAGCGGTCACAATCAACAAGTTCATTCTTGGCCTCAACTACAATCCGCCAAGCACGCAAGGCAACGGTGGGCTGAAACTCCGCGCCTACATCTACAACTCAAACGATCAAGGCTTGCCAAGCAACTTGCACAAGGACATGGGCTACTTCACGATCGCAGCAAGCGACCAGGGTGGTCCAAGCGGAGGTCCGCAGCAGTTCACCCTTGCCTCCACAACGACCATACAAGCTAACTCGCTTCACTACGTCGGCTTCGCTTACGGACCGATCAACCCTGCTGCCGGTAATCACGGCAACTGGGTGATGGAGTACGGCGGCCTTACCGACCCATACTACAACGCAGGCATTGCAGATAGCACCGCTCAATACATGGTCAGCGTCTCGGCCCTCTACAACGGCAGCACAGACTGGTCGACCTTCGACTACCAAAACGGGACTCTGCCTAACAACATCCACAACAACCTCGGGTACACCAATAACAACCCGCGAATCGGACTGAGAGTGAACGCTCTTGCCTAATCCATTCAAAAAGCTTGCCTACTCCAAGCGCGTACTCGTCAACTTGAAGTCCGGTGCCGCGTTTCGCGGGATCCTGACCAAAGAGTTTGGCGGAGTCATCGTTCTTCAACAGGCAGACTACATCGAGCCCGGTTCGGAGTCAGTTTCCGCACCAGGTGAGATCTTGATCGAGAAAAATAACATCGAGTTCGTTCAGATCATCGGGGGGTAATCGGAAATGGCAATCGTTCAGAACGGGGATGGGCTGCAAAACGTTCGTCCAACGACAGCGTTGCCGTCCTTACTCGGCGGAAGCATCCGGCTATTCGACGACCGAATGGTCGACTACGCTGAGCTCTACAAGACGCAACACGAGGTCCGGACGGTTATTGACTTTCTGGCTCGAAACATCTCTCAGATTCCGCTGCACGCTTACCGTCGAGTCGACGATAACGAGCGCGTCCGGATCTCTGGAAGACCGATCAACCAAACCATTGAGCGTCCCGACGTTTACGTCACGCGGTCTCGCTGGATGGAAGCGCTCGTCAAGGATCTCTGCATCTACGACGAGGCAATCCGGGTCAAAGTACGCAACCCTGACGGCCGGATCGCTCTCGTGCGCATCCCACCGACTCTGGTGAAGCCGATCGGGACCAACTGGCTGCGTCCAGACGGATACGAAATCACCGGAAGAGATCAGACCCTTCGCTTTACACGCGACGAGGTCATTCACATTCACGGATACGACCCAAAGGATCCGCGAAAAGGTCTCTCGCCGCTTGAAACACTTCGCCAGCTTCTCTCCGAGCAGTTCGCAGCAGCTGAACACCGTGAAGGTCTATGGAAGCAGGGCGCAAGAGCGTCATTGGTAATCGAACGGCCTCTTGGAGCTCCGCAGTGGTCCGACACGGCTCGATCACGCTTCCGCGCTGACTGGGATTCGTCATTCACCGGAGCTCAAAATGCCGGAAAGACAGCCGTCCTCGAAGAGGGTATGGTCGCAAAGCCATTGGAGACATTCTCGCCACGCGATGCTCAGTACCTGGAAAGCGTGCAGCTTGCCCGTGAGATCGTATGCGGTGCATACGGAGTCCCGACCGGTCTTCTTGGTCTTGGATCTTCGACATACGCTTCTCTGACAGAGCAGAATCGGCAGCTCTATCAGAACGCCCTCGCGCCCTGGCTGACATTGATTCAAGAAGAGCTCGAAGCGCAGCTGCTGGGTGAGTTCGACGAGCCAGACGCATACTTGGAGTTTATGCTCGCAGACAAGTTGAAGGGCAGCTTCGAAGAGCAGGCCGCAGTGCTGCAAGCTTCGGTCGGTGCTCCGTACCTTACTCGCAATGAAGCTCGCGCACGTCTGAACCTTACTTCTATCGAAGGCGGAGACGAGCTGGTGACGCCGCTGAACGTTCTTATCGGTGGACAAGCAAGTCCACAGGACAGCGTCAGCGACGAACGTCAGCTGGAATCCGGACTCAGCTCGGCTCCCGGACCAAAGGCAAAATCCGCCCTGGGTCGGGATGCCTACGTTCGAATCCGTGACGAAGCTACGAAGGAAATGAACCAGATCTTGAAGTCAAACCTGGAACGCCAACGGCGGGCCGTGCTCAGCCGGCTTGGAGCTCAAAAGAGTGAAATCGCCGAGGTCAAGGCAAAGCCGGGGAAGGTCTACGATCGCGCCAGATTCGACCGTGAGCTGGCAAAGGATCTTCTTCCCTCGATGCGAAAGACTGCAAAAAAGTCAGCCGCTACCGTTGGTGAGTGGGACGTGGACAACGCCGAGAACTGGCTTGCCGCAGTCGCGCTATCAACTGCCAAAAACGTCAACCGGTCTACTCAGGATCGGATCGAGTCCGCTCTTGACGACCTGGAAGACGAGATGGATCCGCTGGAAGCAATGGACGATCTCTTCGACGAGATGACTGATAGCGACGTTATCTCAGCTGGATTCACACTTGCCGCGTCGGTAGCAAACTTCGCTCGAAATGAGAGCGCGTACTCAAACAGCCGAGGCACAAAGACTTGGATCGTCACTTCGAGCAACCCAAGAGCCTCACATGCCTCTCTCAACGGAGAAACCGTGCCAATGAATGAGACTTTCTCAAACGGTGCACGTTGGCCGGGAGATCCTGACCTGGACATTGACGAGACCGCAAACTGCGCCTGCATCTGCGACTTCGGGGACTAAAATGCCATACTTCGTCACAAACGAAAATCCAGAATGCTCAGGCTGGGCCGTCGAAAAGGAGGACGGTGAGGTCATTGGCTGCCATCGTACCCGGCAAGAAGCCGTCGATCAAATGGTCGCAGTCTCTCTTGAAGAAGACATTCCGGTGGGCGGCGAACGTTCACTCAAACTGGATGAAGACGACTACATAGCACCCGACGCAGCTCAGGAAGAGGCTCTTCGAGGCCTGCGCTGGCGGGCGGAGTACGGTCGTGGTGGCACCGAGATCGGTGTAGCCAGGGCTCGGGACATCTCTAACGGTCGAAAGCTATCCGAGGACACGATCGTCCGAATGGTCAGCTACTTCGCAAGGCACGAAGTTGACAAGCAGGGTCAAGGCTGGTCCCGAGGTGAGCAGGGCTATCCCTCGGCTGGTCGGATCGCCTGGGCACTCTGGGGCGGGGATCCGGGCAGAAGCTGGGCGGAAGGTCTGGTCTCGCGTATTGAAGCAGAGCAGGAAGAAGGCACATCATCTATGAAGCACGATAGGAGAGCTATGAACGTCAAGACATTCCCGGTCAATACGATCGAGGTCAAGGCAGTCGGAACAGACGAAGCGCCGAACGGAGAGTTCACGGCGATCGTCAGTGTCTTCGGAAACACCGATCTGGTCGGCGACCGAGTTATGCCTGGCGCATTCGCAAAGAGCCTGGCTGCCTACGCCGCAGCTGGAAAGAACCTACCGATCGTCTGGTCGCACGACTGGGGCAACGCTGAGTCATTCATCGGCAAGACGCTGAGCGCCCAGGAGACAGAAGCCGGTCTACTGATCCGTGGTGCGTTTTTCGATACTCCGAGAGCTCAGACCGTTCGAACCCTTCTCGCCGAGCGGGTCGTCAACGAGTTCAGCTTCGCATACGACATCTTGAACGAGCAAAAAGGCGCAGACGGGGTAAACGAGCTCTTGGAGCTCAGCATCCTCGAAGCCGGCCCGACCCTGAAAGGAGCGAACCCAGCCACGCAGCTCATAGCCGCAAAGGCAGCCGTGGCAGCGCTCGATGTTGAGAACTCGAAGGCAGGGCGCACTCTGTCTACGAAGAACGAGAACCTAATCAAGCAGGCGAAAGTTATGCTGGACGAGGTCCTCAGTTCGCTCGATACACCGGCAGAGCCTGCCAAGTCCGAGGAACCCATTGAGGTCAAGGCC